GGTTAAATTCATATTTTTTTTGAAAATTTACCCAAAGTTTACCTAAAGTAAAGCTTTGATCATTTGGGTATAACACATTTATTTCTTTTAAATTTTTTAAAAAAATTTCATTACCAAACGCTTGCTTTATAATAAATTCTTCATACTTTTTTTTAAATTTGTCTAAGCTGTATTCTTGTTTTATATTTCCTGCTAAGTTATTATTGTATTCAATATTACTTTCTCTTATATCTTTTTTAAGTTCATTAAAAATTTGATCTGGTATTGTAAATTGGACAATCATTTATTTTTTACCAGTTGTCTTACGATAGTAGTAGCTGGGTTTAAATCGTAATCTTTTACGCACCCGTTCAGGATCATAACAATACCAACTATAAAAATTAATCGGATCATATTTCATCTGTTAATAATAAAATAAGCTACAATAGCTGCTAGTGTGATTGCTATCACTCCCATAAATAACATACCTAATGCATAACTAAGTGTCATTTTTTTGTATCCTTTAATTTTTTGATTTCTAATTCACAATAATGTTTAATTTTCTCCAAATCTTCGATGCCATTTTTAAAACGATACCTACAAACGTATTTAATAACGTTCCCTTGAAAAAACGATAAATCATTTTTAGCGATGAATTCATATGGTTGAATATGAAAGTGTTTATAATGTGACCCGCCGATTTGTTTATCTTGAGGAAAAGCCTCATCAAACATACTTTTATTTGTCATAGCTTAAACTCCTGTATAACTTTAATATTTTCTTCTGCTTGTGCGATTTTATTGATTAATTTGTCTGCCTCCTCTATGTGTTGTGGATGCTCTCCTATTGCTACAGGCTTCTCTAAATAAATTTTTAAAGTTGCCTCCGCCTCTGATATTTGTGCATTATATTTATCTTCTAATGCTTGAAGTATTAACGATCTAAACATAGTTTGCCTCATATAATTTAAAATACTTTCCAAGTGGAAAGTTGTATTGATGATTTGTACCTAACAAATGTAAATTTTGCTTACATCTTGTTACACCTGTATACCAAACTCTAAGCTCTTTTACTTTTTCTGTTAGATTTTTTTTATCGTAGTGAGATGGAAAATTACATTTGCTGGCTAACACCACATTATCAGCTTCACCACCCTTTACTTGATGAATAGTATCAATAATAATTTTTGGTGGCTGCGTAAGATCTACACCTTCTCGCATTAATTTGTTAAAATATTGTTTATCTTTGTCTTTAAATTTTCTTTTAAACACCTGATTCCATGCACCTTTTTCATCTCGCATACCACACCTTAAGTGTAATTCATCAAAAGTAAAGACTTGATTTGGATGTGCAAAGGACCATTTTTTGCTGTCCTGTGACCGGTATCCGTGGTCTATGTTTAATAAATATTCATACATTATACAGGCTTCCTCTCTTGAGATAGATCCACCTTCACAAATTTTTTCCCATAATTGAATTGCCATAAATTGATTTGGGTCAAATGATTTATTATTTTTTTGATCTTGGTAATATAAACCTAGATTCTTAGCTTCCTGCTGCAGCTCTCTCTTTACATCATTTATTCTGGCTAACACCATCCAACTACCATCTAAATCCCAAGGCACTTTTTTTAATCCATTCCATCTTTGGATAGATCCTTCTTCGCCATTAGAATAGAATTCTTTTTCTATTCTATTGTTACCCATCGAATGTAAAATACAACTTGAGAAGTAATGAATATTTTTATTTAATCGTACACTTTTTTTTAATACTAAAGATTTACCAGGAAAAGTTTGAAATAAATTTACATCAGCACCATTCCATTCATAAATCGCTTGGTCATCGTCTCCTGCAATATAAACTCTATCTACAGCTTCAGCTATTTTAACGACCATGTCCCATTGCAAAGGAGTTAGATCTTGCGCTTCATCTACCATTAAAACTTTAAATGGTATTACTAAACCATCAGTTATATATCTTTGCACCATATCAGTAAAATCCAACCTGTCGGGTGTCCGTTGTCCACTCTCCAGTTCCATTGTTTTAAATTCCTCGTAACCATTTATAATTGATTTAAACTGCTGCAATCTTACAGCTTTTCTTGGTTGTTGTTTATAAAGCCATACAGGATCCACTTTCATGTTTCTTGCTCTATCGTATATTTGTAAGGACCAATTGTTATAAACTTTTGCATCATCATGGCCCTCCTTGTAATTTACTTTTATAGTTCCATATTGAGTATGAAACATTAACATGTCTGCTTTTGGATCTAATACTGGGATTTCAGCAAATTGTTGCCGGGCCAAAGAATGTAATGTTCTAAAGTATTTAAAATCATCTTCATCATATTCTTTAAATCTTTGTCTTACTCTTGCAACACATTCATTTACAGCTTTGTTTGTAAAAGAAACATAACAAATTTCATCAGGAGAAAATCCTTTTTTTAAATAACGATGCACACGTTTTAATAAATTTTCTGTTTTACCTGTGCCTGGGGGACCGAATATTTTAATTGTCTTCCCACGCAGCTTTCGGTTTAGTAAATTTGACATCTTTGTTTTTGTGCTCCTGTTGTTTTGGTAAAGGTACAATCCAATGTCTGCTTTGTATACCTTTGAATTTTGCTTTTGGCTTTGCGCCACCTTGCTCTAAAAATTTTGTACATTCTTTTTCATTCCAATTGTAACCCATCTTTTTCATAAAAGATCTGAATGTTTCTAACTTAAATCTCATTTCAACTTCATCACGCCATATGTTACCAGAATCTATCTGGTCAAATTCTGTAGTGTCTTCAACGTCTTCTAAAAATCTAGACATTCTAGAATTAAATACATCACTTCCTTCCTCTGTTGCATCAAAGCCCTCCATATCTTGTTTGTTAGACATTAGCTCATCTAACCAATCTCTGTAAGGGTCTGGATCTCTTTTGGTTGGTTTAAGTGGTCGCCAAACAATATCATAATTTAAAAGTTGCTCTCCTAATAATTGTTGTTGGTATAATTGTTTAGTTGATAGTCTTATGGATTTACCTTGAATCGGTAAAATCCAGTATGGCTCTGGGTATGAATTTACTTTTATAAGTTTACCAACTTCAGGCAAAGCTTCATTTGCACCTATACCTAATTTTCTTTTAACACATTCGCTAGATACACAATGCATTCTAGCGATTGATGTTTTACATTTGTAAGCATACTCTTTATTTTCTACACCCTTAAATATATTTTCTAACTCTTTAGGATGTAATCTATCTTCACAAACTTTACCCATCATATCTCTTGTCCAATCTTGATACATGACAGGGTCTGGATTAATTTTTTTCGCAAGCACAGCAACGTTGAACATGGCATCATTTCGCCCTTCACCTTTTTTAACTTTATTTTTCATAAAATTAACAACACAGGGTGGATAATCTTTTGTTTTATCATCTTGGAAGATTTTTAATTTTTTAAATTCGGATGGTTTAAGTTTAAATTTGGATACAAATTTATATAAATCTTTTAAGTTAATAGAATTACATTGATCATCCATTGCAACTCTAGTTGTCATATGTGCTTTTTGATATGGTAAATTTACAAAATTACCTTTTCTTTTTTCGTCCCAGTTTTCTGGTGTTAAATCTACTTCATCTTGTGCAGGAAAAATATCTGTAGTGGTATCATTGATACCTAAATCAGAAGCTAACTCTATTAGTTTTTTTCTCATTGCAGATGCAGGGACTACACCCTCAATGAATAAAATTAGATGGAGTCCGTTGGATTTTGATCTGAATGGTACGAGTGGGTATTTTCTTTTACGTATAACCGATATAACTTCTTGATGCTGTATATTATAACGATCAACATCGATGACACCCCAACTGCATGTATTATCATCTCTGATAGGGACAGACCCATAATAAGCTTCTCCTTTTAAATGTTGCACCCAATGATCTTTTGTCAATGGAGAAGGTTCAACCCAATGTTTGAATTCTGACTTACCTTTAGAATTTTTTTTACCTGTAGGTTTAGAAACACCAAAATACGAGGATGAGCCCTGAAAGAGTTCTATAAACTCCTCCAGGGTTTTGTCAAGTAGATCCATTTTAGAATGGAGTTTTTGCTACTTGTTCTTCTTTGCCGTGGTTAACTCTGACAGCACCTTTTTTACATGATTCATAAAAGTCAAAGGCTGCTTTAATTGTATCTTCGCTCTCCACTTGTCCTATATGCTCTATCTCCCAACCAAACCAAGAACCTAAATT